TGGTTGGCAATGCCGATATCATCAAGTTGATCAAGCGCGACGAAGCTTTACACCTAACGACTACTCAGGAGATCTTAAAGATCTTCCATACTGTAGAGTCTGAGGGTTTCATGAAAACTGCAACGGATTGTAGAGATGCAGCCGTCGAAATGTTTGAAAGCGCAGCACGAGAAGAAAAGGCTTGGGCAAGTTACCTGTTCAAAGACGGAAGTATTCTTGGTTTGAATGAAACAGTGCTTCACCAATATATTGATTGGCTTTGCATGAGCCGTAGAAAAACCATTGGTCTGCCATACGAAAAGGTTGGAAAAAACCCAATCGCTGGATGGACCGAAAGCTGGATGAAATCTGAATCTGTTCAAGTCGCGCCGCAAGAACATGAGATTACCAGCTACAAGATTGGCGCAAGCAAGAATGATTTGGATGACATGGATTTTGGAGATTTAGGACTATGAGTGAACCACGCAATATTGGAACTGAAGCGTTTGTCGCAAAGATTACACAGTGGCATCACGACCGTAATCTTATTGAAGGATCTACAGACAAGGATCAGTTTTGTAAACTCATGCAGGAAGCTGGCGAGCTTTCTGATAGTACTTGTAAAGGCAAGGATGTTTCTGATGATATTGGTGACATGATAGTTGTTCTTATCAATATCGCGGAAAGGAACAATTTAACCGTCTCGCAATGTCTTGCGAAGGCGTGGGACGACATCAAAGACCGCAAAGGTAAAATGGTGGACGGAATATTCGTTAAGGAGGATGATCTGGAATAAGTATAACTATTAACATTTAGGGATGGCAAATGAAGCCTAATAGACAAAAGAAACGTGAGATGAAACGTGATCGCAACAAGCAACGCATTACCCCATTGGAGGCTAAAACAGAAAACCAAAAAGAGTATATAAGATCAATCATAGAAAACGATATTATTATATGCTCAGGACCATCCGGTACTGGCAAATCATTTATTCCCGCCGGTATTTCCGCACAACACTTACATCGCGGGCAGACCGAGCAGATTATTGTTACCAGACCTTTGGTTTGCACAGGTAAAGATATTGGTTCTCTTCCCGGAGAACTTGGGGAAAAGATCGCCCCTTATTTACTACCAATGCAAGAAAACCTGAAATATTTTTTAAGTCAGGCTTATTACGGTTTATACGCGAACGAAGGAGCCATCCAGTATAAGCCTTTAGAAGTTATGAGAGGATCAACTTTTCATAACTCATACATGATTCTTGATGAAGCGCAGAACTGCACGCTAGATCAAATTAAGATGTTTATTACCCGGATGGGTGAAAACTCTAAAGTTATCATAAATGGAGATATTAATCAAAACGATCTAAGAGGCAGAAGCGGATTAGAGATTTGTATGGATAAATTAAGCAACGTTCGTGGCGTTGCGGTATGTCAACTAGGGATAGAAGATATACAAAGGAATGGGATTATTGGAGATGTATTAAACGCACTGGAGTATTAAATGCCAAAATATGACTACGAATGTTCTGGATGTGAGCATCAACTAATAGATGTTCAACAGTCGTTTCACGATGAAGCTTTGACAAAATGTCCAGAATGCGGAGAGGACAAATTATTTAGAATTGTAACTGGCGGAATTATGGCCAAAGTAAACAATATAGATACTATTGGTAAGCTTGCAGATTACAATTCAAAAAAACACAAGAGCCAGATGGAAGAGGCGGCGCATAAACAAAGAGAAGATAACCCGCCTCCTCCTAAGCCTTGGTATGAAAATCCGAAATACGGCGGAGCGACTAGTAGGGAAATCAACCGTATGAACGGCAATCAAAAATTAAGATACATAATGGAGGGTAAGAAATGAAATATGTTCAAAAATTTACACCATCAGAAGACCATGTAACACACTTGTTTGGCAGGACTGGTCTAGAACTTACAGGAGAAGATCAGTATAAGCAACAACATCTTGCAAAGATTGTAACTCAAGCGAGCAATGATAGGACAGCTTATTACATAAGTACTCATAACGGAACGCTGTTTGATCCTCAAGGACCATACGGTAAAAGAAGAAGAGTATTAGAAACAAAAATGAAGAAGGTCTCTAAAAACACTTTTGATTTTTATATGACCTACTTAAAGACCAACAATACTATTTACTTAACAAAGGCTCAACGAGGATTTTTAAATGACTAAAAAAGGACCACTCAGTAAGGCTGAGAAATTTTATATCGAAAATCACACTGACGTATCAATTGATACTCTATGTAAGGATTTAGATCGCGCTAAAAGTACAGTTAATAAATTTTTAAAAACTTTACCGGCTGTTAATGAGGAAAAGCTTGGACCTACTCCCATTGCCAGTAAAGATAGTCTAACTATGAGCCAATTTGCTAGGAATGGACAAGGCTCTACAGTAATGACCGAAAATGCCTCCATGCATGGCGACGAATTTAGGTCTAAAAGTAAGCCACAAAGAACAACCAAATGTACTGTACGGATAGTGAAATGAATCAAGACAAGTGGAAAGAATTCTTTCAAAACTCACCAGACTCTATTCATGTTTGTTGGATCAAAGTTATGCTTAGTGATGGCAAGCATTTCTTTTTCTTCAATCATAAAAAATGGCTAGAAGTCAAAGATTACTGCAAACAGAAAAAGACCAATGTAACAGAAATTGAGTTGCAATTTAGGTCTCATTGTGTTAAAATCAATATAGACAAAAAATCTGAAGCTACTTACTTAGTAAAAGCGTCTGGTGGGTTACTTGGTTCTCCTGTTAGTAAAGAATTTATTGTCATAGGGCAATTAATAAATGGAATTATGACGAAAGAATATTGGTTAATACCGGAATTAGTTTTAGATGAAACAATTGATAGCAAACTAGAAGAATGTATATCAGAAGGTATAATTTATAATGAAGAAAAGAAAGAGAACTGACAAAAGCAAATACAAACACGAGTCTACTGGAGAATATTGCACATGCGCAGCTTACGTAGCTGAGATTATGTGTAAAAAAAATGCAGAGAATAAAAATGAAGGATCATTGCCATACAAATTTTGGAATACTTCAAAATGGAAATGGACTTATCAAAGACAAGTGATTGCTGCAAATAAGATGATTGAGCAATTCGGAGAACGAGCTTTAGTTAGAGCGGTAAGCTCTAAAGATTTTAATAACATTTTTTCATTAAACCATCCAAAATGTTCTAGTATTATTAGAAGGTATGAGCTACTATTAGTAGAGGAAGATAAAAACCTTCAACAAATTGAGGTCAAGTCTGATCCTAAACGAAGGAACAAAAGTTACGGAAAGAAAAACTTACTATCAAAATTGAGGCAGTATGAGAATGGCGAAAAAGAAATCGAAGACAACGGGTAATGCCACTGTAGACGGCATCATTAAAAAGTATGGAGATGTAGTAGAATCCGGTATTGAGCTGTTAGAAAGATTAAGAAGCCTAAAAGTTATCGGTATTAGCCCAGCTTTAGATTTAGCTTTAGGTGGAGGATTGAGAGAAGGAACCTGCATTTCAATGGCCGGTGACCCTAAAACTGGTAAAACAACGACCGCTTTGTACTTTGCAGGCAAGGCTCAGCAACAAGGCAAACGGGTATATTATATCTGCTCTGAAGGACGTGTTGATCGCCATAATCTTGAACAAATTAAAAGCCTAGACGCAGAGAAAGTCCAAATCATCCAATCGTCTGATGATAAAACTTTATCTGCTGAAGATTATCTAAACATTATTGAGAAGATTATCAAAGAAGAAGAGAATGTAGTAGTTATCTGTGACTCTACTTCTAGCATGTGTCCCCGTGATGAGCTTGACGGTGAGATTCGTGCGAACGTGCGCAATGGTCTACCTAGATTACTCGCTATGTTCTTCAAGCGTATTGCTAATGATATCCAGCGTACCGGAGCAATTGCTATCTTTATTACGCACAATATCGCTAACACTGGTGGGTCACGATGGGCGCCCGCAAAAGTTGCTGACTCTGGCAATAAGCTACAATATCAGGTCAGTACCAACATGGCGATTACGCATAGAGGTAGGTGGGAAGACTCTGATGGTAAAACGATTGGTCAAGTAGCTAACTGGGTTATCAAGACTAGTTCTGCTGGAGGAACTCCTAACACTACTTGTGCTAGTTATATTCGTTACGGCGTGGGTATAGATGAAACCAGAGAGCTTGCTGAACTTGGCAACGAGTTAGCTCTAATTAGCAAAGCCGGGGCTTGGTACACTATATCATGTGTTTTGGAAAATGTAGAAGATCCTGTGATAAAAAACTGGATTGAAATCAATAAACCCGACGATATAGAAAAAGCGTTTAAGTTCCAAGGTATGGCAAAGTTGATGACTTTTTTAGACGAGAATGAAGACATCAGAAACTTTGTTTACGAGGAGTTAAAAGATTTGACATGCGGGTAATTGGACTAAATGGCAAAGAATATAACTTAAATTTACAGAAGTATAACACTAATGATAGATCTAAAAAGTCTTTTTATCATATTAGTGCTGGCGAGGTTATTTCTGATGTGTTTCGAGGCTACAACGTCTACGAAGAAGTAAAGTTGCCGGGATCTACAAAACCTTCAAAAAGATCTGTTTTATTCCTTGACTTTTTCATTCCAAATGCTAGAATAGGTGTAGAGGTTCACGGTCAACAACATTTTAAGTTCATACCATTCTTTCACAAGACGCGAGCTGGCTTTGCTAAGTCTAGAGCCAGAGATCACGACAAGCAAGAATGGTGTATCATAAATGATATTGAGTTGGTTGTTTTGAGATTTGATGAAGACCCAGAACATTGGAGAAAGAAACTTGAACTCGCAAGATAGATTAGAATATTTTTTGAATGGGATCACCGAATACATTGAGGGTAAAAACTTAGCACCTTGTGAATTCAAAGAAGAGTTTCAGCAAGCAGATCAGATATCTGACGAGCGATTGAAAACGTTGACTAGAGATGAGCTTTTTGACACAGCGTTTCTCTTATACCAATACGCAGACCATGTTGGTCAGGAGCGCGCTCATACAGAAAATGTAGTCCGATGGTGCAACGACACTCTTCAAAGGATCATTGCTTTCGAGGTCCAGAACGGTGAGTGGGGCAAGTATGAAAAGCACGAGATCAAGGTTGCCACGATCCTTGCGTCGGATCATATTGCCAGCACTGTCAACGCATGGAAATTGACTGCTGATGGCAGACTTGAGCATCTCAGAAACAGAGAATACAACATTAAACGGAAAGCTGAAATCTTAATTGAAAAAGGAAAAAGAAAATGAATGATGACGTATTATCCACAGTTCTTGGTATGTTGACCAAAGAACAAAAGGAAGAGCTGGCCGCTAAGTTAATTGCTGACGTTGGAAACTTACAGCCTGAAGATCAAAAAGAGCAGGTTATCAAACTTTCTTCTACTACAAATACGGTTAACGAAGATTTCACGGTCACAAGATCTAACTCGCTTAACACGGGTAAACAGCCAGTTAAAGGTAAGTCTAATACTTGGTTTGATGATGGAGAGAATAAAGATCCTGAATACGATCCAGATAAACATGCATCTATGGGAAGAAGACCAAGACCTAAAAAATCAAGAATCGAAAAAGTCACCAAACAATGCTGCGTTTGCAATAAATCCTTTGAGGTCGCAGCTAGTTTAATTTATGGAAAATTCTACAGATGCGATAACTGCGTAGGTTAAAAATGAAATTAAGTGATATTGGCGCCGAACGAGCGGTTCTAGCTGGACTCGCAAGCTACGGACTTGAGTGTTATGTTGATGTAATGGATGTAATCACTACGTCTACATTTACAGATCCTAACAATCAATTGATATATGATTGTTTGGTAGATCTAATAACTAAAGACGGTGTTGCAGATATTCCATCTATACTTGCTGCTGCAAAGTCTCTAGGTGTAGACGAAGCTATCTCTACACAAACCAATTTAGATTATATTGCTGATCTTCTCCAATACCCTGTAGACAAGCGTAATGTAATGCGCTTTGCTTTACAAATGAAGAAGTTTGAGTTTGCTCGCAACTCAAAGAAAGTTACTAAGTCTATTGAAAATAGCATAGACAATATGACTGGTGATGAAACCTTTGATCAAATCGTGAGCATGATTGAGATGCCTTTGATTGATTTTCTGCGTGAAGATGATTCTGGTGATCGTCCGCAATTGATCAGTGAGGGTGTAGACGATTATCTGGCTTTTGTGATAGATAATCAGTGCGACCAACTTGGACTATCTTCCGGTTTTCCTAACTACGACGCTGTGCTTGGCGGTGGACACAGAAGAGCTTGCGTTGATGTTATCTCTGCTCGTCCCGGTGTTGGTAAATCTGTCATCTCTGACAACATAGCTATTCATAATACCAGATCAGGTATCCCAGTTCTAATGGTTGATACTGAAATGAAAGTGGACGACCACTACAATCGTGTTCTGGCTCACATGTCTGGTGTTCCGCAAGATGAGATTGCTACAGGTCGATTCTCTGACGATGAAGAAAAGTATAACGCTGTTAAAAGAGCGGCTGAAGAATTAAAGAAGATGCCTTACACCTACGAGTGCGCTGCTGGCAAGCCGTGGGAGAGCATCCTTAATACAATCAAGCGTTGGATTCTACAGGAAGTAGGAACAGATGAAGAAGGTAGAACAAATGATTGTTTAGTCATT